TTTCGTATGCACACCCACACTAGGGCCTGTACCTGGTGCGGCCTTGCATTCTTCTGTTGTGCAATAAACTGCATAGCCAGGGTGCCCAGCCTATATAGCTGGGCTGTCGTCCTTTGTACTGGTACCCCCAGTGCCCGCAGTATCCAGCGGTCTATCGTGACCGCTTGCGATTCTTTGGGGCTGAGGATGTTGTGATAGAATGCCCTAGTCTTTCTTGCATTCTCTGTGCCTACATACTCATCGAGTTCAGCCCCGTGCAGTTGGTCGCACTCACGTAAGATAGTCCATGCTTTACCCTGTTGAGGGCCATAGGTTCCCACTGTAGTCCAGTAGTCCCCTGCTATCCATGCTTTGAGTACGTTTTCTGCATCGAGTAAGTTCTGTTCCCACGCTACCCCAGGGGATAGCACGCTGATGATTGCAGCCACCTGGTCTACGGTGCAGCCATATCGTTTGCTCAACACTACGGCTGTGTTGTGTGCCCTGTTGTACCAGTTGGTCGCTTGTTCTTTTTCATCGTGCGATGCCAGGAATAGCCATTGGTTCAGCCTGTTCACCATCGTTTGCAGCGTTTGCGCCTCCGATTCAGTGAGTCCCACCTCTTCGGCGTACTGCCTGGTCTCTTGCTGTCTCAATGAGTTCATCCCTTTTCTCCTCTGTTATACCCAGTTGCCTCAGTCTCCTGTCGAATGCTGACCAGTCTATGCGCATGGCCATCCATTCCTGTGTTACCTTCATCCCTTCTTTGTACTGCCTCTCATTCATGTGTACTCCTTTCTACTTGAGTGCGCTCAATAGCGTCCCAATAAGGAACAATACTGAGCCTGCCATGTAGCACCAGTGACTTACCGTTAGCTGTAGCATTCTCCTTTCCTTTCTACTTGTCTTGACAATACATGAATGGGGACTAGTTCTTTCGGGCTAGTCCCCATATTCTACTGTCAAAACCTATCAAGTTTATACTGTGCAGACCAGGCCAGGCATTGACTCTATTATCAAGTAGATTCCACTCTGTCTCAGTAGGTCACGCACGATTGCGATGGCCCGTGACAGGGGCCTGATATGTTCAGTCTTGTACAGTGTTTCATCGAACGTACTAGTTACGATGTATCTTTTCTCCTCTCCTGCTGTGCTGTACGCTAGACACACTTCAATTACATGACCACCCCATAGGGTATCGCAGATTGCAGCCAGTTGTGCTAGTCCCTGTTTTACTAGGGTTTCATCCACTGGTTGCATGTCCTTGTCGGTGGTGTCTACTACTATAGACACCTTGACTACATTGCCGCCCATGTCCATTGTATTGTATTCCTTCAGCTTAGGGCGCTGTCTATTACGGCGATGTCAAAGCCATTCTCTTTGAGGTAAGCGTTCATGGCTTCTGTATCGTCGTTATGGCAGAACACTGTGATACCCATAGCAAACAGGTTGCTTGTCGGTTCAAGCAGAAAGAATAGCCCGTGACCTGGTGGTGGGTAGTCCTCTCCGTTCTTTTCCATCCAATCACACAGGTCATTGAAGCTGTGCTTCCAAGGCACATCCGAGTATCGTCCTGTGGCCCAGCCTTCAGTCAATGCCGCCATATCGGGGCCGATTGGAGTAATGTAGTACCCTCTCCAGCCGTCTGTATGGACGTACCCTCTTGTGCCCACCCACTCCCTGATGTCCACTTCTTCCCAGTATTCTGCATCCACTACCTTGTGGTCTAGGATTCTGTACACTTCTCTGTCCCCGTGTGCGAACCGAATCAGTGTACTACTGTGTTCTACATCTGACTCATGGCAACCCTGGCACTGTACTCCCTCGTCACACCACTCATAGTCGTCATGGTCCTTGTCGATGGGTTCATTGCAGTCTATGCAGAACATGTATCGTTCGGTCAATTCATCATACCCTTCCACCTCTTCCACATCCTCTAGGTCCAGTTCCTCTAAATACACGTGGAGGTCAGTCGTGTCCTCTGGATTGTCCTCTCTATAGTTTCCAATCCAGTTTTGTGCGGTGTTCTCATCCGCAGCCACGAATCTGTACTCTCCTTCCCTGTCCTCTACACAATACACACGTCCTCTCTGGTCAGTCATTGTGTTCCTCTCTTTCTTCTACTGTCTACTGTAGTACGATACTGTACTACTGGGGGCCGACAAGGGAATCGAACCCTTGTGTTATGGCTACCTGTTGTTACAAGTACCATCCAGCCCAGCCCCCAGCAGCACAGTATAGTGCTGCTGTTTGGTGTTGGCTTTAGATGAACAACACCTCATCCACTGGTTTGATACTGATTAGCACCGCCTCCTGTTTGGCGTAGTCTTTTATCCATTCTGCCAGCTTCACCAGCTGGTCACGCTTTTCTGCCTCAGTCTCATCGTCAGTGTAGCTGGATACGATGGTCATGGATTCTTTGACAACCTCATACTTGTCATTCGTCCATGCCCCTTCTCCTGTAGTCAATGTGCATCCACCATAGCAGTCTACCATCACACCCACTATATCATACTCTAGCATAGCCTTTGCATTCTCACTAAGGCTTTGCCCATACTTGTCCTTAGAAGGGATGTAGACACGTACCTCTTTCATTTGTATCCTCTCTTTCATTGCCTCTTGTAGTTCTTCACTCTCGATGTTGTCTTTTCCTAACCTATTCAGCGCCCACCCTAGTCCGTATCTGTCTACATACTCACGTATGTATGCCGTATTGTCCATTGTCCTTTACTCCTTTCTTTGTGCAATACTGCATATACCACAGATAACTCACTGTCTTGTACACTGTTCTACTGTCGAGTACATCTAACGTGGATGGGATACTATCCAATTGCTGTACCATCCACACCAGGTCACTCTTCTCCACTGCACTCAGTTCCTTGGCTGCCTCTTTGTGTGCAGCCATGTCCTCTGCTACCCTTGCCAGCCAATCCTTGTTATCCATCATCCTTTCCTCTCTTTACCCTTCTATTGTGCCCATCTGCACAACCCTATGGGCTGGAGTATCAGTCTAGTCCAGCCCACTAGGTTATTCAGTTGTGCTTTTCTTTACTTGCTGGGCTTGCTGCCAATTTCTACCAGCATGAAGTTGGCTTGGTGTTTCTTACCGTTGACCATCACCTTGCCCTGTCCGTGGTACCCTACACTACCCGTCTTGAATTGCTTCTCGTCGAGTAGGATGATACCCACTACATTACCATTGTTGTCCTTGATTTCCACCGTAAGCATGTTCTTTCCTCTTTTCTCTAGCCTATACTCGTACCCATTTGCAGTATACTGTACTGCTGTGGACCAGGGTGTACTATACGTCAGTCTTTGTCAGTCCAGGTCAGCGAAGAACGCTGCTTGTTCCTCTTCACTCACCAGTGTCAGTGTACCATCAGCGTCTAGTCTATACCATAGCATCTTACGTTGGTTCTCGTTATACCACTGCCAAGTACACTTTCCTACATGGTTATGATAGGCTAACGTTGTACCACACTCTCTTACGCCCCATAGCAGTGGAGTGCAGTTGTCATCAGCCAATGCCATCAGGTCATGGTACACATCAGTTTTATAGTGTGTAAGCGGACGCCATGTCAGATTTTGTAGTTCATCCACGTTGAAGGGATGATTTACAATCTCATTGGCCTTGGTACCTATTGCCTTCACTCTTTGCGCGTTCATTATTTTCTTCCTCAATTTTCTACACCCTAGCCCACAGCAGCACAGTATTCAAGGTGCTGCTGTTGTTTATTCTGGTATTACCAATAGGTTGCTAGTCTATTGGAGTTCAACTATAACTTGTGTATCCTAGTGCGCTGTACCATCACCCATCATCGCCCTACTCCACCCCTCACCGGCTATATACTGTAGTATGTAGTCCGATGAGGCGCTTTGTAGTTGGCTCCGGTTTACTGGCCAGCCTGCTCGACTATTCTACTCCGCATTATAGTCTATACCAGCCCATTGGAGTGCCCTCAGTTTACTCCAGCGGTTATGACCCGTATGTAGTTGGTAATGTTCTATGCTAGTGTCCTGTCCTAGTCACCTATACTATACTCTGTAGTGTAGTGTAGGTGACTGGGGCGGACTATGCCCCAGTCTATCCGATTATTCTACTCGCTAAACGCTTTTGTATAGGCGAGTACGAGTATGATAGCGCCGATTAGGAAGATGAGTTCCATTGTAGTGTCCTTTTGTGTTTTGTACTGTCCTTCAGTCCCAGTGTTCGTGAACCCGATTATGTTCTGCTATTGCCTGGATTAGGTTGCTTCTCTGTACTGTATAGTGCTTGCTTGCTAGGCTATTGACCTCGCCATCACTCCAGCCCAGTTCCTTCAACTCTATTGCCAGCATCGCAATCTCTGTGATACGGTCCTCAGTCCACTCGTCTACTCTGGTGCTGGTTCCTGTTTTCTGCTGTCCTTTACTGTTTCTTGTGTGCCTGGTTGTTTTACGTGCCAACACTATGAGGTTTTTTCTACTACTCATCAGTTGTTTGAGGTTATCCCGATTGTATGTCGGGATTTCCCAGTCTTGTAGAGGGTATCCCACTAGCCTACTCTCCTTCCCTGTATATTCCTGTAGTCTATATCCTCCTCCAGATATTCGACTATTTTAGCTTCCGCCTCTGCGCTTTGCTGTCTTACCCAACGGCTTGTGTTTCTTTGCGCTTTTGTAGTTCTTTTGGGTTTCTTTGCTGTGTTCTGCTGCGGTTTCATCTTGTGTTGTCCTTTACTCTCGGGGCGCTTGCCCTTGGCCTATACAATCTTACACTGGAAGTATACTCCCAAATTGCAACCCTGTCAAATAGCAAAACATAGCCTAAAATGCTTGCGTTGTTACTGTTGTTTGCTGTGTTGTGCGCCGGTGACGGGCGGATTACTGTTGATTATACAATGCCGGATTGGGTGCGGGAAAAACTCATTATGCAAAAGAGATTGCAGATTATAGTCAAGTATATGCGCGTGCGCGTTATGTCAAGTAATGTGGTATGGTGCCTGAGAGGGTGGAATATGTTTATGCGAAAGAGTTATGCGAAGATGTAGGGTTGGGCGGATGTATGATTATGCGAAAAGATTATATCGGGCGAGGTTGAATGTAGTATACTATACCTGGGTAGGGTATGTGAACCGGTGACGTCTCGTGCCACGTCCCCTAGATGTATATACAATTGTATATACTTAGCCGACTAAGTAATTATACTGGCGCGTTGTTAGGTTATGTATGTATGTGTGCGCACGTGCGCGTGCGCTTGTAGTTTTTTTCTTTTGTTTGCTGTGGATGAATGTAATTTACGTAGGTGATAGCAGCGTCAGGGGGGTCAAGGGGAAAGAGAGGAGAAAGAAGACTTATAATACGTACCGTTGAGCGGGACACACAGGGGTGAAAACTGAAAGGGGGCAATAATAAAATCCCTCAACGGCTTAGTTTACGTTAGTTTACATTAGTTTACGTTAGTTTACATGTAAAGTTTACATATGTAAACTGAGGAATGTCTGTCTCGCGGAATGAAATGGAGCGAAGACAGACAGTTATATATGAGGATATACTGAGGTATGCCTGTTCCCCAACAGAATTAAGTCTGTTCCCCAACAGAATGATTCTGTTCCCCAACAGAATACGGGAAATCTGCCTTTCTAATATGCTGAACCTAATGAGAAAGAAAGTTTACATGAAGTTTACATAGAATTGAAGGAGGTAAACTAAACATGGCACAGGTTCCAATTCACAAACAGATTACAAATGATGTGCGGTATATTGAACACAATTCCCCAGATGTGCTGGTGGATTTAGGTGTCTTGATGCACATCTGGGTGCAACGAAAGTACGATGGAGATTCTTATGCCGGATGGACAGGCTGTTCAGTCGAATGGCTTGCTTCGGCTACACGGATGGGATTCCGCCGCGTGAAAGCGGCGGTAGACAGACTTGAGTCATGGGGCATTATTCATGGGATGTCTACGAATGGACAGCGCGGCGCAATGCCGCTGATGTATCGTTATGACATCAGGGAGTATAAGGTGAAACAAATCAAGGGAGATGTCGTGGGGGCGTATGGTGATGTGTATGTTTGGGACCGTGAGTCCGAGAAACTCATCTCCACCAAGGTGCCCGTTGAGGAGTATGTAGCGTTTCCTGAATGCCCTGAGTGCGGGCGGACATATCACCCAACTGAGGGTGCAGGGAAAGACGATTTGTGCGCCGAGTGCTATATCAGGGCGGAACAGCGAGGTGCGCTGGAGAGGGGTGTAGGTTTGCGTATGAAAACGCCTTATGGCGAGATGGAATGGAGTTTAGTAGAATTGCGTGCGAAACGGGAAAAAGAGCTATGTTAGATGCTGAACCTAATGAGGAAGGAGTAATACATGCAAACAACTGAGGAACTGAATAAAGAATACGAGTTGATATGTGCTGACCTAACGGAACAGCAGGTTCAATTTCTTAACTCGCGTAAAACAGTGTCCACAGATGCAGAAGCCGTCGAGCAAGTAGGGGTGACACGACAGGCTGTGTGGAAGTGGAAGAAGGATGCGCGATTCGCAGAAGCGTATGAGTTGGCAACGACAGTGGTTCCAGACCCAAGAGTACAGTTGGCAATACCGGAGGAGACCCGCCAGGACATTATCAAAGGGCAGATAGACTCGATTGCATACTATCTCCCCAAGGTGGTCGAAGAGAATATTCGGTTATCCCTCTACGCGGAGAGGGAGTCCGACAGGCTGACAGCAACTAAAATGCTGTATCAGGTATTGGGATTCAGTGCGGCGGATGCAATGCCAACAGCGGCGCAAAACAAGGTGTTCATAGCGATTATGAATCTGATGGGACCGCAGATTCAGGCGGAGGCGGACAAGCGAGGGGTAAATCTGAAGGATGTGATTGATGTGCCGTACACGGAGTTAGAAGGAGGTGATGATGAGGATGCGTAGGGTACTTCTGACTATTACGTTTATTGCGTTATTGGTTGGCGTGTCCATTATTCCTGTTTCAGCACAGGCTGGGAACCACCGGTTTACTATTACAGGGTATGTCTCGCGAGGGTGTGAACATACTACGCTGAACGGGGCAAGGTTCCAGGTGTTCAACAGGTACGGACAAAGGATTTTTGAGACGTATACTACTCCTCACTGGTATTGGCAATACATGAACTTGCAGGGCACATTTTATGCGCAGACAGGGGAGCGCCTGACATTTCGCCTGACGTACCCTGGCTGCCCCACACTTCAATGGTCAAAGGATGTAACGTGTGAGACAGACATCCGTTTGACGGGCGGGGTAACGGTTATTGCGAATATGGGTTATCAGTGTCCATTTTTGCAGCATAGATTTCTGTGTCTTAGATAGGGGGTAGGTAAGTGACAGTTTACGTTCGTGATTATAATAATCGTAGGGTCACAGTAGCCTGTCCGTTTTGTGGGGCGAGGATTCCCAGAGACCCATCGGCCTGGATTGAGCACATGAATGCAAGCCATAGTGCGGACGCGGACAGTTGGGAAGACACAGGAGACCGTGGCGGTCAAGAGGGGTTCGCAGAGGAATACCCTACTCTATATCGGTTTGGTTTCAGATGTTATGGCTGCGGTGCCACATTCGAGACAGCGGCGTTATTGAAGACGCATTTGGAGACAGACCATAGTGCTAGTGAATAAGGAGGGCAACATGCTTAATTTGCAAGCGAGACACGAGAAATGCCTTTACCCAGTAGTGCGAATCCGCACTCCCAAGGCCCTGGGTTCGGGTACAGTGCTGTTCGTAGAGAAGACCCCAGAGAGTGAAGGACAATACGACTGGTATGTACTCACGAATGAGCATGTGGTGGACAATCTCATCTCTGTAGAGAAGAGGTGGGACAGCCTTTTGCGGCGTGAGGTGAAGAAAGACATTTTGGGGCAGCCGACTGTTGAGGTGTTTACTTTCGCCTACATGTCCCGTACAGTCGGTTTCTCCGGTCTTCAGGCCGACATCGTAGCGTATGACAAGGAACAGGATTTGGCGTTGTTGAAGGTGCAGGCACCTTATGCGTATGCCTACACCGCCAGCGTCATTTCTAAGGAAGACGCCAAGCACCTGGTTTCGTTTCAGGGCGTGTGGAATGTGGGTTGCGGCCTAGGGGCCAAGCCAGTCATCACCTTTGGTTATCTGAGTGCATTCGGGTATGACATCGAGAATAAGGACTATATGCAGGTGTCTGCCCCCAGTATTTTTGGAAACTCAGGTGGGGCGACTTTTCTTGAGGAGACAGGGGAGTACATCGGGATTCCGGCGCGAATCAGTGTGGCGGGGTTTGGGGATGCCATCACGCAGATTGGTTTCTCAATCACGCCTCAGAGAATCTACGAGTTCCTGGATGAACAGGTGTTTGACTTCATCTATAATCCTGAGCGGAACTCTGTAGAGTGTGCTGAGGACAGGAAGCACCGGCGCGATGCAGATATGCGGCGTAGGGATGTCGAGGACGAGGAAGAGACAAAGTAAAACAGCGGGATGCTTGGTGAGCGGCCTGGTTATATCTGTGGTCCGCCCCCGGTAATCACTCCGGGAAGTCGGGCAGGTTCCAGGATGAGGGGGTTGGCAAGGTAGTGGGGTCCCTTGCTTGAAAGGAGAACTATGGCACAAAAGTATTTTGTGGAACGAACCGAGAAGCGGTCAGATGGGTCAAGGGACCGTTCCCGTTCAGATGCCCTTCCCTCTCGGGAAGAGGCGGAATTGCTTGCTGAAATACAGCGTACAGCAGGTAAGCATGTAGAAACCAAGGTTTTACCTTGGGGCAGAAAGGTGCCGCGTTAATGCCATTTCGTAGTGTGGAGCAGCGTAGGTATATGTGGGCCAAGCACCCCAAATTGGCGCGCAAGTGGACGAAGAAGTATGGTAGCAAGATTGTCAAGAGTAAGAAACGGAGGTAAGTAAATGCGAAAGATTGTTGTTCTGTTCGTTCTGTTGGCCGTGTTGGTGATGGGCATCGGTGCTGCGCCTGTGAGCGCGTCTACATCGGGCGCGACTGCGTATATCCAGTTTAGGTCTGTGACCTGTAACTGGGGCTATCTCCCAGGCACCTATGTGGAGTTTCGTAATGAAATGGGTATCCTTCGTGCTTCTGGCTACGTGGAGGAACATGGGTACCTGTATCGCACCATTACGCTGTTTCCAGCGGAACAGTTGTATGTGTACGCTAAACCGTATGGTGGGCCTCAAGTGAGTGCCTATCTGGTTACAGGTTGTGCTTATGGCAGCTATGCCAATTACCAGGTGGGTATCGTCGGTATGTTTGGGTGGGAATGTGGAGAAAATCTGTCTGTTACTGTCAGTGGTTCGTGCAGACCCTCTCGTAATTGAGTTAACGGGTAGACGGCGTAGCAAGACCTGAATCAACCTCTCGGGTGCAAATGGTGCCGTCCCTCCTTCCGGCATGGGTGCCGTCTGAAGCGGGTGGGAAAAGCTAGGAAGGCGGGGTAGAAAAGAAAAGGGGCCTCTAACATGCTAGTTGCCGGACTGTCTACGCTATGCGTGGGCGGGAATGATGGCGGAGGCCCTTTTTAGAAAGGGAAAAACATGAAAGCTATCAGACTCTCTCTTAGATTCATATGGTGGGTTTTAATTTTGAGTATCATTTTGGGGGCAGTTTGGGAATTGGGCGGTCTGTATTTTGCTGAAGGTGGGAGTCGATATGGCACGTATTGGTTTTAGGAAAGAAGGGTAGTGCCGGGACGTGGGGGCCTACAGGGCCTTGGTCATATCCCGTATGAACGGGATGCCTATTATGAAGAATGTAGTCGGTATCTGGGATATGAACCTATCACTAAAGAGGAAATATACCAGAGACTCGGCTATATTCCCTTACCTACTGTGGAGAGGATGCATCGGTCTAGGGCGACACACAGAATCCTGGTTGGGGGCAACCGGAGTGGTAAGACCTATGGGGGAATGATGGAGGTCGTTCCCTACCTGTTCTGGATGAATACGTGCGGCTGGGTGGTAAGTGCCAACTATGATTTGGCGGAGGAGTTCCGGCGTAAGGTAGAGGACATCCTGATTGAACGTGCAGGGATGGAGTTAGCCACGCGGTCTACGGATTTGAAGCCGTGGCAGTTCAGTTACAGCGTTAAGACACACACGTTCGTTACAGGATTGGGTTCATGGTTTCAGTTGAAGTCGGCGGACTCCCCCGATTCGATGCACGCGATTCCTCTGGACTGGTGCATCATTGATGAGGCGGCGCTATTGCCTTTCATTCTTTACGACACCCGCATTGTCCCCCGGCTGGTGGACTATGGTGGTTGGGTGTTGTCTATAGGCACGTTTGAGTTGACGCAGGGGGAGTGGTTCGAGGAGTATTTTGAAATCGGACAGACTGAGAATCCTTTGGGTATTGCTTCATGGGAACACCCCACAGAAGACAACTATCACATTTATTTCGCCCACGGGGGGGAGACTCCCGAGGCTTTGGGGGAAGCCTACCACGTTAACTGGAGTAGGATTGTTAGGGACAACCCGGAGGCAGAGTGGCCTCTGCGTCCAGGGGAACAGGTGGTAGTTTGGAATATTGACCATGAGTGGCTTTTACAACAGAAGAACAGGACGCCGCCGGAAATCTTCGCGGCGCGGTACCAAGCGAAGCGGGCGGAAAGTCCATATATGGTGTTCCCGTCTTGGTCACTCACGAAGCATGTTGATGCAGCCCGTGCATCTTTTGACCCGACGCTGCCTGTTTATTTGGCTGTAGACCCCGGTGGGGTGTACGCTGTAGCAGCGGTACAGTTCAAGAAGTTTGAGGATGCTGGGCGGGATAATGAGTTAACCCACGGATATTCGCTGTGCGTTATCGACGAGGTATACTTTCAAACAACAGTAACAACACACGAAGTTTTCACCGCCTGTCAACAGAGGGAGTGGTGGGAGAATGTAGCCCGATGGCCTTGGCCTCATTGGGACCCTATGCAAGGGGCGATTGATGTGACTGCCAAGGAACAGGAGAGGGTTTGGCAGCATTTAGCCAGAGATGATGAGCACATTCGTGCTTTACATTTGATGGGACAAAAAGTTAATGTGCAGCCTGGCATCCAAACTCTGCAACATTTCCTGGATACAGGCAGTATATTTGTTCACCCACGTTGCACGTTTTGGAATCTGGAGATGCGAAGGTGGTCTTACCCACAGCCTAGTTTAGCAGGGTTGCAGACAGATGACCCGCGTAAATCGAATCCTAAAGATGCGTGGAACCACTTGACCAAAGCAGTCATCTATTTGGTGGTGAATAAGTTTGGGTATTATGGCCGAGGGAAACAACCTGCTGTAGTCTCTCGCAATGAAATACGACAAAAGCGACAGGAAGCCAGGGCAGGAGTGGCCAGGGCGGTGGTCAGTCGCTTTAGGAGAGGATGATGGCATTAGAGTCTATAGACGAACTGCAACGCCGACTGAAAGACTTGGAAACGTTTTACGCCCAGCGTAATACGAATATGTTGAGTTGGCGGGAACTATATTTCATGCGTCCTGAGCAGATTTGGAAGGACGCTAACGGACAGTTCATTGAGCCGGAACCCGATGAGGAGAGGCTGGTACTCCCCATTCCTCAGAATGTGGTAGAGGGGTACAGGGAACTTTTGTTGGCTAAGTCTCCTTCAATATCAGTCCCTACATCCACGTCGAAGGGTGTTGATTTGGTTCACGCCGAACATAATGAACGGGCGCTGTTGGCCATCTGGGATAGGGCTGGGATATATGAGAGGTTGCGAGATGCGACTTGGCATGGCCTGGTGGATGGTTGGGGAGTGCTTCAAATTGCCTGGGATAAGAACGCCGAAGAGGGGGAGTCTCCTATTGTAGTTACAAGTCAGGACCCCTACAATGTGTATGCTTTGCCCGGTTCTAGGCCAGGGGAATGGAAGTATGTGATTCACGCTTATCCTAGGTTGGTAGGGCAAGTTCGGGACGAGTGGTATCCAGACAGTTCGGCGGATGGGAGAACAAAGGAAGTTAGGCAGCGTAAGGCTGCTTTTGATGGGTTGAAAGATACAGATGAAGTAACGTTCATTGATTATTGGGACGAGAAGGTAAATGCGATTGCCTTGTCATACAAAACTCAAGGAGACGGTATAGGCAAAACGACGATTGATGAGGTGCGTTGGCTGAAGCCTCCTACTCCTCATGGGTATGGGTTTTTGCCTTGGCAGATTTTCATGCCGAACCGCCTGCCTTTCAATATGCCTGGTGAGCGGATGGGTGTAAGCATCCTCTATGTGATGGAGGAGTTGATTGGGTTTATGGACCGGATGGTGAGTGCTAAGGCCACCATGTTGTCCAGGTGGCAGGATCCTCCGCTGGTGACGGAGACTGAACTAGGCCCCGACTTTGAACCAGTGCGGATGGAAAGAGGAATGCACTTGCGGTTGCGGCCTGGAGAAAAGGCAAACTACTTGGTGCATCCTGGTCCGATGCCGCAAATTGATACGATGATTGCCCAAGCGTCTGAGTACATCGAGACTTCTGGGTTGCCTCGCGTCTTGCAGGGCCTTTATGTGGGTGCGGTTTCTGGTATTGCGATGTCGCTTCTGCGTAACCCTACATTGATGAAAATTGCTTTCCGGCAGAAGGAAATTGAAACTGCGTTGGAAGAGTTGAATCGCAAGATTCTAATGCTACTAGAAAAGAAACTGCGGAAGCCGTTGTATTTGTGGGGACGTGGTGTATCGGGTCAGGGATTTGATATTCAAATCACAGCGGAACAGATAAAGGGGTACTACCGAAATAAGGCGGAACTGTCGGCATCTCTGCCTACGGATGATGCAAATACTGTGAATATGCTGGGTACGCTAGTACAGCTTAACATTATCAGTCGTAGGACGGCGCGAGATGTTGCGCAACGGTCGCTGCATGATTTGGTCAGTCCGTCTTTGATTGATGAGGAAGAGTTGATTATTGCTGAGGGCATTATGAATGACCCAGGAATGATGCAGGCATTGGCGGCTGCTGCCGCGCAAGGCATTCAACTGCATTACCTGCCCAAGCAAGAGAATCCTAGAGGGGGTTATGGGGAGGAAGAGGTAGCGATGCCTGGGGGCACGCTGGCTACTCGAACACCTATGATGCCGGGCGGGAATACACAGCCGGGGATGCAACAGCGTCTAGCTGAGATGGCAGAGAATATCTCTCCTACAGGAGAAATCAATCGGTTGATTGAGGAGAAGGTAGAATAATGCCTATTGTAAATAGTGCGATTGCTCGCGCACAGAATACTATGAAGAACGCGCTAGGGCGGGTGTCTGGTCAAGTGGGGAGTGCAATGACTCCCGCCCAGCGTCGTAGGCTGTCGAGTCGGGAACAGCTTGACCGATTTCTGGCTATGAGTGAAGCGGATTTTGAGACACTATCCCAGGCGCGTGGCC